AGGGTATTATTTTTTATAGAGAAAAATGAATACAACTTTTGTAATCAAAACCACTTGTGAATAATTTACGGCAGAATATTGTAAACAAAAAGCAGTATCCAATTAAAGATACTGCCCTTGAATAGTTTTATATGAACACCAAATTTATGTTCAGTAAATATAAATAAAAAAAAAGAAAACAAAGTCAAACAAAAGCAACACCTATAAAGATGTTGCTAACAAAATAAAAAAATCAACAATAAAAATAAAAGTAACTTACCCCTACAATTATAGAATATTTTCTTTATTTGGCAAATTTTTCATTCCACTTTTTTAAGTCTGCCATTCTATTCATCCAGCCTTTAAGGAAGACCTTTTGAGTTGGATTGCTTCTTACGATTCTATGCAGGAAATCCTCCCTTTCCTTATAGAGCCTTTGCAGGAAGTCTTTCGGTGCATTGTTCAGCGCTTCTATGGTCTTTGCACCAACCACGCCATCGGCTGTAACTCCCAGCATTCTTTGAGGTATCTTAATGCCATGAACACCACTTCCCCAAACCCAATCTACCAAAGTATTAGCAATCGCTTGGTCTTTGATTTCATCGGCTTTCCACCTGTCCCAAAACAGCCTTTTTATTACTATATCCCAATCCGCATCGTTCATTTCCAAGAACCTCATATCCTTATCAGAACCAAACACTGAACGCCATACCGCATAGGTTATGCCTTTGTTCGTGTGGTAGCCTGTCTTTCCTTTGTAAGGCGTAGGACATTTTACCTTACTTGCAGTGTCTTTCGGGTCTCTTGAAAGTCCGCCCTCCCATTTTAAAATGAAAGGTCTTAAATTCTTTATCTCTGCCATGATTTGATGTATTTATTTAAAAGTCGTTTTCCGCCCTCATAAACCACAATAACAAGCAAGGCACTCAATGCCAATGAACCAAAATTAAATTCCCTTTTTACATTTTTGTTTAATTCATGCTTGGCTTCAGCATATTTATATATTAACTCCTGCGAAGCTTTGCGCCATTCCTCATTTTGTTGCTCCAGCTTTTCGGTTTTCTGTTGTTCGGTTTTTAAATCTTCCTCAAGAAGTGCTTTTTCCTCTTTCAAAGTCACCACCGAAGCCTTTAAATAATCTATTTCCTGCTGCTGCCTTGAAACAATTTCACTTTCCATTTCTGTGGTTTCTGTTTCGGATTTAATCGCTCCATCAGGGAAATATTCCTTTCTTCTTTTGGTCTTGGTCTTATTCCGAGCCTGATTTTCCACACTGTTTTTTACCGCTGTATGTTCGGTTTCAGATTGAGCAACCTGCTTTGCTTCGGTTTCCAAAACCGCCGTTTGCTCCGCTTTGCTCTGCTCTGCTTTGTTTTCCGTTATAGTGGTCTGCCCAGTCTGTTCTGACTGAGCATTTACCACCGCTGTTTGTTCTGTTTTGGAGGTGTTTTTCGTTACCTCCTTTTTTACGCTCCTGCAACTTATCAAACTAAGAATCAGAAGTATCGGTATTATTTTTTTCATGTTGTTTTGTTCTTTCTGTTTTTAAATGGTCTGCGATTTCTCTTATCACATCTTCCCTGTTTTTCATCAGTTCCAGCATCTTTCTGAAACTCTCATCGGTGCGTCTTCGGGCTTTATCTTCGGCTTTTTCATGGACTGATTTTGCTTCGGTAAATACAAGTCCAAGCGCTACAAATATGCTCACAAACGGCACGCTTCCCAGCGGATGCGGAAAGAAATAAGGCGTAACCACATCAAAGATGTCAAAGAGAAAAGCAAAACCCATCAAAGCAAAATAATAAGTCGCTTTGTTGATGGTTCTTCTAAATCCCTCCGAACTGGTTGCTTCTCCTAATTCCCTCGCTTTTTTAATACCGAAATAAAGGTCAATGAGCATCGCTATCATTACCACAATCCAAGTAAAACACACCACAAACAAGGTTGTTATCAATGTGTTATAATCTCTCTCCAAATAATCTATAATCATTTTTTTAATATTTAAATTCTTTAATACTCTTTCTACAATGTTCTTTTTCTATTGTGTCTAAAACCCACGCTAAAACCTTTCCTGTCCTTGTCAGTGTGCCGTTTCGCTGATTCTTACCAAGCGCTGAACTTATCGTTTCCTCAAAGTTTCCGAACTCGTAGCCTCCTTTCTTTTTTAAAGTCAAATTGAAAAGCGTTCTAAACTCAAAGTTTCCGAAGCGGTCCAAATTGACTGCTGAACTCTTAAAATAGCCTAAATCCTTGAATTTGAAAGCCACAGCCAAGAAGTTTAACAGCGACAAAGGAAGAAACAGCAACCACGCTAAAAGGAACAGAAATAGCCCACCTATAAACTTGCTTATACTTTTCATAATCTGTCTAATTCTTCGCTTTTCGTTCTCACAAAATCAGCCAGATATCCCTGAATTAACTGCAATAGAGTTGCTCTGTTATTCTTCATCAGCCAAAGCATATACTTGTAACTGCTGACCTTTATCGGCTGTGTTTCTGCCGTAGCATTGCCATCTTCATCTTTTACAGGAACATTGATTAGTTCGTTCTTTGTCCCTCGCAGATAACTCCAAGTGTCCTTATAAACCACCCATTCAGGTGTAGGCAGTTGGATATTGATTTCCTCGCCTGTATCCTTATCCTTTAAAACCTGCTTGTATCCGAACATTACAAATTCGTGTTCACTCTTGGCATCCAAGTTAATCACACGGATAAATCGGTTAAATTGTGGAAGTTTCGGATGCGCTTCCATTGGCAACTCCGCAAGATAAAGCGGTGTTTTCTCTACTTCATCTAAAATTCCTTGTACCTGTTTCGGTATCATTAAGTTTTCGTTCATATTGTATGTTTATTGAATGTTATAGCTTATATCTTTAATCACAAAGTCCAGCAAATACTGACTTGAAAGCAGTGTGACAAAATGAATATACTTATCCGTGCTTTGCGCCGTGAAAGTGGTCATATTCATTACCCCTGTGTTTCTCATTATTGTGAAAAGAGTTATCAGCCCTCCTTCTTTTATTAGATAAACATCAGCAAAACCATCTTTTTCGTTAATTTGTATTTGTGCTGATATTCTGTTGTTTATCACTATTGTTTCCTTTTCCCACACATTTTTCGCTATCAAATCATTAGCTAAATCAGACCTTGGCGATGTATCAAGAGTGTCAGAGAAGTGAATAGCTCCAAACGACCTGTCATCACGAAATAATTGAGGGCTATTGTAAGTTCTGAACTTAAACACCCAGTTTCTGTCCGTAGGTAACCGTTGAACGCCTTATCGTTTATCTTGTCTTCCAAGTCGTAAGTTTTGCTAAATAACTTGTTCAGTAGGAATTGCTCCACCTTGCCATCGGCATCTTGAACAAGAAATCTGTCAAAACTATCATCAGCTGACTTATCAGATAGTCCCTTGATAGAGTAGTAGAAACCTGCTGTATCGATGAACCAATTAGCGCCAAGAGTAAGCCCAGCGCCATTTACCGAAGTGAGTGAGCTGTTTGCTACATTGCTGCCAAGTCCAGTAACTTGCATTTTCTTTGTCCCCCCTGCATCATTGGTTATCACTACATATTTGTAATCAGCATCAGTGTTGGTAATCGTTTCCGTAGCCTTTGCGTAGGCGTTCCCTGCTACACCATTTTTATCGATTGTAGCGATGTTATCAGGAAGTGTTACATTACCACCGCCACCTCCTGTGGCTACCACTTCCTCCCACGCTCCATTCTTACGGGCATACTGCTTATTATCACTTGGTGCATCAGAAAGTGTTTTTAACTTGGTGTTCCAAGCCTGTATATTCTCTGGCGAAAGGTTTCCTGCCGTTAAATCAGCCTTTAAATTCAAATCTGTAAGGTCTGCTTTTTCATTCAGTTTTTCTATAAATTCGCTGTTTTCTAACTTGCTATCATTCAACTGGGTAAGGATAGAAGCAATCCTTTGACAAGTATTCCCTCCTGTGGCTGTTTCTCGCCTTACTTTCTCAATATCTACTTGTACTATCTCGTTTCTCATCGTGTTTTATTTAGAAAATATTTCATACTCATTTAGCAGAACATTCAGCCCACCAGCATCCTTGACATTGGTAAAGGACATTTTCCCACTCATCGCAAAGTCCGAGCGGTCTATCTTTTCCAAAGCCGTTCTTTGTGTGCCGTCGATGAAAAATTGGTTGTTGGTAGCGTGAACCTGAATGAAATTCAAGATGTTGCCATCACCACCGCTTATAAACTCATAACTTACCACTTCATCGATGTAACTATCTTTGACTTTCAGTGTAGAATTGCCACCTATTCTGTTGTTGGAAATCTCTGCTTCCACTCGTATATCGCCAAGGCAGTATGCCGGCAGATTGGTCACAATCCACGCTCCCTCTTCATCAAATTCAAACAAATTTCTGTTGTAAGAGTGTTTTGTCGCCACTCTTATAAACTTTCGCCCTTGTGCATCGGTAGAGTCCAAAAACCAAACACAATTAGAGTAATATTCTGTTTTTCCAGTGGTAACATTCACTATTTCCAGTCTGCCAGTCAAAGGCTTATCAGACTGAAAGGTTACATACTTTAAATAACCCTCTTTTTCAAAAACCGAACTCTCTAATTCTGTTCTGTTTGTTCCACTAACCAAGAACACCTTGTAGTCGCCAGCAGGCAGTGTGTTGCCATACATTGGCAAAACAAAGCGATGTTTTACGCCTATTTCTAACGGATAAGGGTTTCTCTCTCCGAAATATTGTGTATTTTGCGGATTGGTCATATCCTGCAACTCTTTAAGAGTCTTATAGAACCGAACAGGGCTGTGATACCAGAATAATTGCATTA